TTCGAGTCTGATTCGGAGCTCTTTTTATTAGTCTTATGCTGTTTTATAACATCTCATTTTTCTTGTTTTTTCGGCATTTTTCACTGTTTGTAATATAATTTAAAAATAAAAAGTTAGGCGTGTTTGCCTAACTTTTTGCCTAACTTTTTTAAATCGTCAAAACCAACTTGTTTTGAAACTTGTAAAGGCCGTTACCATAATAATTACAGTAACAGCCTCTACGGAGAATGCGTTGCATAAGTAGCAACCTTATTTTAAATCTGATAGGTGAACAAATCCTGTTTTACCATTGAATGTTCCCCATAGCCATATATCATTAGTATCTGAATAATAGCCATAACAAGTGAATGTTTTTCCTGCAGGCAAAGTGCAAACCTCTTTGTAATTTGATGCACCTCCCAAACGCAAGACTGTGTTAGTTTTTGCTGTATATTTCTTTGCGTATTTCTTACTAAATTTATTTGCAACACCTTTTCCTTCTACCTCTGCTTGCTGTGTGCGTTTTTCAGTAGTGTGGTTAATTACAGCCATTACTTCTTCATACCTTGAGCCTAAAATGAATGCTCTTATATCGCCAGCTCCATAATTTCCATGCCATGTATCACGAGCAAGTTCTTCAGCTGTGGCATTAGTAATTCGGTTGATAAGCTTTTGTATTTCCTCATATCTACCGCCCAATACCTTGCGCCTTATATCTCCCTCGCCATATTTTCCTTCGAGCGTATGGAATAAGATGTCAACTGTTGTCATGCCTGCAAAATCATCTTTTAATTCCTCTGCTATGGCATTTGTTAATTCTTTATTCATGTCAACTCTGCTTGAAATACCATCAACTGTACCGTCTGATGAATACTGCCATAGAATAGCTGCGCCAGATACACTAGGAGCATTCACAGAATATCTTGCTACCCATTTATCGTAATAATCGAAGTCTTTCATATATGTATTGAACCAATACATTGAAGCATAGATACCGGGTCTAAATCCTGCCGCCTTGATAATCTCGCAAAAACTAGCAGCACAGCTTCTTGCAACGTTTTGTGTTCCGTCCTGCTCAGAGTCAAACCAAACGTGTCCTTCTATTTCTTTTCCTTGTAACAATCTCAGTGCATGTGCAGCTTCGCTTTCTGCTTTTGCGATATCAGTCGCATAAGAATAAAGATACACTCCTACTGGAATACCGTTTCTTTTACATTCCTGATAGTTTTCTTCGAAATAGCGATCATCATGAGTCAGCTTGTCTGTACCATAGCCTAATCGTAATATAGCTGCGTCTACATTTCCTTTTACTTTACTCCAATTAATTGAACCTTGATGATGGCTAACATCAATAATTAACATGTACGCTCCCTCCCTTTTTCCTATTTTATTAATCCCTCAATAATGTTTTTTATTCGTTCTTCCAATAAATTTTTAAATAGCTCATAACATCCAGTAGAGGCAAGGCCACTCAATAAGCCTTGCAACAAAATCTCTGGGGTAAGTGGTAAACCATTAATCCAAATTGCAATTAAAACTCCTGTTGCACCCATGATTAGGGGAATCCAATCATTGACTTTTTCGGTTTTGACTTTACTTTTTAATATGTAGCCTAAGCACAAACATATTAAAATTATAATTAGGTTTAAGTATTGTTCCATATATGTACCTCCATTTTATTCAGCTGCGTTTTCGTTTGCTGGCTCATGAGATTTTTTAATGATGTATTCATCAATTTCGTTTAGGCAATTGATAGCTCCCTCTGTATCAAGTGTCTTTAAAATTTCTCTAATGGATTTCATTAATAGGCCTAATTCCTCATTGGCTTTTCTTTCGTTTTCTATTCTTCCGCTTAAAGCCTCTTTGACTATACCTATTTCCCTGTAGTCATTCGCAAAACGTTTTTCTGCGATGTTATCTCGCCAGTCCTTCAACTCCTCGATTTCTTTTGAGTTTTTGTCAACCCGTTCATTTATTGTTTTTCCATCGTTTGCGTGCCAAACTCTCATTTTTTCTTTTAGACCTGGTAAAAAATAAACCGCAACTAGAAATGCAATAACAAGCCATTGGAAAATTTGGTCTGGTGGAGCTTGCGAACCTATAATAGTTTCAAACATATTATTTATCCTCTTCTAATTTTTGTGTGAGTTCACGAATTTCTACTGCCCTGTAATCATCTGATTTCTTTATCATTTCCTCTATCAGATAGCAAATTCTTTCAATTAACCATTTTCTCTCATTTTCACTCAGCATATTCAATTCCGGTAATTTCCTTGAATTGCTCAGCTGTGATACGTCCTTTGATAACCATTTTCCGCAATGTAGGAATGTATTCCTCACCTTTTAATTGATACTGTACTTGTAAAAATCTAAACATTTGCTAACCCTCCCTATTGAAGCAATAATTCTTCTAGTGCTGTTTCTATTGCACCTACTCTATCCTCGATAGTAGGATTTGTCTCAACGCTTGAATTCTCGTCCGGTAATTCTTCCCATGTGGTAAACACTAGGGTGTCCTTCTCATCGCCTTGTAGCAATCTTCCTGTTGAGAAATCAATCTCATCTCTTTCAAGCTCATTGCCCGATGTGTCGTAAATTTTCATCATTCTACCTCCGCTTTTCTTTTTCTTTTATTGATAAATAATCTGTCCCTGGATATAAATTCTCAAATAATTTATCCATATCTTTTATACGTCTGTAATTGTTCTTGTATCTCTTGACTGTACCACGCCATGCTCTGTAACATTCGGCAGCTCTTTGAGCAGACATATTGTTGTTCTTGAATTTTTTAAGCCTCTTACGTTCTCTAGTAAACGTATCAGCTTTTTGATGAATTACTACTTTTCCTGAATCCGTTAAAAGGTATCGCATTTTTAAAAAGGTGAATCCCTTTTCTAGCTTAATTATTTGCGTTTTCTTTTCGTTGACAACTAGATTATATTCTTTTGCCAAAATTCTAAATTCATCTAAAAGTTCAATTGCTTCTTCTTTTGTTCTGACAACAATACATCTATCGTCCATGTATGCATCATAGACTTTTACACCTTTGACCGTTTTGAAATAGTTATCAATTACTGATGGGAAAAATACACCAGCATTTTGTGAGAGCTGTGCACCAATACCTAACCCTTTGTCACCAGGATTGATTTCAATTAGATACTTTACTAATTCAAACAAATCATCCTCTGGAATGACTTTCCTATATGCTTCTAAAAGTTTCTTATGGTCGATACTCTGAAAATATTTCTTAAAGTCTATTAAAACCACATAGCCCTTGTTTGTTTTATATTTTCTGTAATATCTTAGTAAATGTTTTTTTAATCTCTTTCTAGTAAAATCAGTTCCTTTGCCTTCTTGTGATGCGCCGTTATCATATATAAGATATGGCGCTGTTCTGGGCGTTAGCACATTGTCAACCAAAGACCTTTGAATCACTCTGTCTGATATGTGAATAGATTTAATATGCCTGGGCTTTCCTCTTTCGTTTATATCAAACTCTACAAAGTCCTTTTGTTTATATGTGCCGCTTTCTAAGGCTTGCTGGGTAAGGTAAATATTTTTCCATATATCATATTCATACTTTTGAATTGATGCCTTCCAATATGAATTCTTCTTAGATTTCTCAAATGCATCAAACAATAGGTTCGCATTACTAATTTCTTTCATCTTGTATCTCATCAATGGCTACGGCAGCTTATAGCTTGTTAGCGTACTAACTTGCGTCTACATCCTTAGATATTAGAGTTGCCGCCTCTAATCGTTTACTTTTAGCTATGTGCAAGGATAACAACTCCTTTCTTCTTTTTATCCATTCGACATATAGTCTACTTAATTGGGGTTTAAAGAAATCAGGGCGGACTCCATTACTGTTGCTGGCGTTGTTGTTGTTGCAATTGCCGTTGTTGTTCACATTCGCAAAGTTCGTCGAGTTCGCCACGTCACGAAGCCACCAGTTGGCTCGAATCAGTTGTTAACCTATATGCTATTTACCTTTCTTTTTAATTTGTCTGAGCAGCTTGTTATCAGCTTTTCTCCATCCCTTTAGAAGCGTTGCTTCATACTCAATCATTCCTACATATCGCATATATTTTTCTGGGTCTACATGTAATATGTCTTTAATTAGACTGAATTCGTCGTAAAGCTCGCCGCAACATCTTATTGCCTCATCTTGGTAATAACGCCTTTCGTAATACTCACTCTCGAAGGCTGGTATTACATCGTTTGCATCTCTTATATTTCTTTTGAGTCTTTGGAGTATTTCTAATAAATCTGATCTAAACTTTTCTATTAGCCACTCGGGATAATTATCCGTTATTTTGGCTATGCCGTATGAGTCGCAGAGTTTCATGAACTCCTCTGCGTCCTCATCTGACATCTTATAGGCTTTGATGTAAAACTCTGGCTCTCTCGATCTATTCTTTACCCCGAAGTCTTTTAATAGAAATATAATAAAGAGCTTTTCTATTTTGAGTAGTTGCTTCCAAAATTCCATCTCGGATAATCCACGTTTTGAATAAACTACACTCATGCTGCCTCCCTGTAGATACCGCCGCTATCGCGGCGAGATGTAAGATTGTTCGCGCTACGCGCAGATGGCGAAAGCAGGGCGGACTCCAACACTGTAGCTGGCGTTGAGGAAGTCGCAAGAGCCGTTGAGGTACACATACGCAAAGTCCGTCGAGTTCGCCACGTCACGAAGCCACCAGTGGGCTCGAATAGTGATTCTACTTGGATCTGCTGCAAAACCAGGAAGCTGTGACTTATCAACTGTATGGTTGTATGCGTAATGTTCGCCCTGCAAAGCATTTTTGAATTCCTTGCCACCATATACCATTTCTTCTGTCATTAGTTCGACTGTTGAATCGTACCATGCTCCAGCTGTTTCATAGTTGCCTGTAACTGCATTCTTTAAAAATTCTCTATGCTTTAGTATATGTCCACTGCCGAAAGCACTGTTGATTGTTGACTTAGCTGTAGCAAGGTTACTAATGTACATTGCTGAGCCTACATAAGCGCCTGTGACAACATTCGTTGTGTTCATCTGCGCATTGTATAGGCATGTATCTGGAACAATAACGACATGATGCGTCTCGCATGATGTGTCACCAGTGTGGAGCCAATAGTCAAATCCCATTACTCGCCACACAACTCCATTTATGGTCCAGTAATCGTGAAGCATGATGCCCCCGAAAGTACCTGCGCTAATCTCCGCGTACTGTTCGGCTGTTACTGCTGTTCCTAAACTTATACCTCTTGGAACCGAATTTCTCGCTGCTGCATTTCTAGGAACAAGCGCATCTAGAATATCAGCGATTTTGATTTTTTTTGTTACACCATCGTTAACTACTGGTATGTAATCATTTGGTGTTGGATTTTGTAATGATGCTAATCCGCTTATAGGTGTCATTTTTTTACCTCCCTTAAAAATTGTATTCTGCTGCAAGCTGTTCGCCTGTTTCAGTTGCTATTATTTCACCGTCCTCGGTTAGTAGTGCCGTTGTTGCTTGTGTGAGTTGCCCCGTAATAATATCTGAAAACATTTTTTCCTCAGATACTCCGCCATTGGTATTGATTATCATTTGAGCCTCCTTAATTAAATACAACTACGTTTGCAGTTACATCTGATTCTGGTATGCCATCACACTCGAATGTTAGCTTTCCTGCACCCTGTGCTATTGCCCTTACTCCTGCCGCACAATACGCTTCGTATGTACTTGGGGTTGGGGAAACAATAATAGTATTTGAGGCTGTCACATTGCTTGCATCTACCGTCTGCTGTAAATTGCTATTCCAGTCGGCAAGAGCTAATGAAACTGTATTCTTTTGGTGCTTTGTCTGATAATCTGTGGCTACCTCAGATTTAAACTCTTCAACCTCTGATGCTAATTCGCTTTCTGATGTAGAAAGTTGTGACAAGCTCCTTGTGTGATCGCTTACTGTAGATGCTAACTCGCTTTGTGATGTAGAAAGCGAATCTATTTCAGACTGGGCTTCTGATAAGCTTGTCTGAGTATCTACCAAGTCTTCTGCTAATGCATAAGCTCCTGTTAGATTGAGCGTGACTGTTGCATCCGTTGATATCGTTGTTACGTAGGAAAATACAATCTGTGTTGGGTTAGTTCCATCGTAAGCGTTTATAACATCGCCTATTGTTTCAGCTGTGATAATGGCATATAAAATCTCTGTTCCATCCGTTCCCAGCTTTGCGTATATTCCAACTTCATTTATATTGTATGAGGTTGTAATAACTGATTCCCCGGTATCAGGGTCGTAATTTGAAATCAAGGCTTTTAGCTTGTATTGATTTTCGTTAGCTGTCTTTGAAACAATGGTGTAGCTATTTCTAAGATTAATTAGAGCTGTGGCTGTTCTTAAATCTACATAGCTGTTCCATCTCCCATCACCAGTAGCCACCTTTGTAAACACAATGGGCTTTTCTTGCGCTATTGCTGTGTTAATTAAATCCACTCCCCTGGTGGTTACTACTGCATCATTATAATTTGCTGCCATTTTATCCCTCCTGTCTATCATGAACTTGCCATTGTTGCACTATCAATTGTTCATCCGCAATATACAATGTGTTGTCAGAAACTCTTGCAAGCTCTACTGCATCTAAAATCGATCTTGCAGATTTGACATCTTTAAGCATTTTTAAAAACTTTGCTTCAAGGTCTGCTGTTTGAGTATCATCAGTAATAATTTTAAAGTGGTAAGGATTCCCTCCATATTGATACCATGGCTGAAACTCTCCTGTATCAAGCAATGCCACTAGTAAATCATCTAATGCTTTACGTGTTCCACCTAAAAAATATTCATTCAAACCATTCTTTAAAAGATTCAACTTTTGAGCATTTGTATAGTCTGTCTTATAGGCTTGTACGTGTATGCATAGTGCCAAGTAGTCATAATATTTGGGGTCTACATTATCAAGGTCGCTCCAGACTGTGATAGCCTTTGCCAGGGGCAATAATTTAGCAAACTGCCTGTCTATAGCGTATGCCATTGCCTCGGTACTATGATTTTGAAGATTTGGTGGTAAAGTGAGATAGCTTGCTCTAGTCTCTCCTAGTTTTTTCATAGCAGACCTCCGTATGTAAGAACTATGTCTGTCTCAGGACATATACCTACTTCGTATGCATTTTCCATTTCTATAAAACTCTCTGGTGTTTCTATGTCTATTCTTGCTGCACCTGCCGCCATTGCATAAGTCACTATATTGTTAGGATTGATTGGCGCACCTATGCTTGATGCCGTTGCAATGGTAAATTCTTTTATTGCATCCTGAATTGCCTCTTTAAGAGTATCTTCTGAGTCCTCGTTTTCAGCATCTATATAATAGGTAGCTGTTATCGTGTAAGCGTGTGCTACCGCTGGCAACACCTTTATCATGTCTGTATCTGGGAATTGGCGTGACTCTAATATATAATTCTCTACATTTGTGCAATAGTTAGTGGACGGTATCACACCATCCTGCAATATGATGTATATTTGAACTAACGCTTCATTGTTGGTAATGCATTTCACATCAGCTATTGCACTTGAATACTCTTTTACTTTTGCTTCATAAGCTCCGACTGGTCCAGCATTTGAAAATGTGTACGGCTTATTTAAAATAACCTCTCGCAGTTCATCGTTTGTATATTCATCATGACCGCCTGATGTAGCGGTTGTGTTTGTTACGCTTGCGACATAATTCACGGGATCTACTATTGTGGTTAGTTGCCCTATAGCATAATTGTTTCCAAGTGTTCCTTCCTCGGTGCATTTGACGCTTACTATTCCGTCAAGTTCCCCTGCTGCAATAACTAAATCTTCTGTGGTGGCAAAGAATACATTATCTCCTGCACTTACTCTTGTTCCCTCTGATATAGTGGTGTCTGTCGGTTGCGATGCCGATAGGCTAAATTTTACCTCACAGCTTGCCGCCTCTTTTCCGCTCTCAAATATGCCTAGATTTGCAGCCCAGTTTTTTAGATACGGTCCATACATATAAGGCAAAAAATTTTGACGCATACACAAGTTGATGTATTGGGCGAATAAATAAAATTCACCGCCTATCGCATCTAGTATTAGTCGTCTTTCGTCTGTTGCTGCCAGCGTAAAATCGTCTAGTCCTTCTAACTCAGCAAACTTATTTTCAAAATCTGCTGTTAGCTCACCTTGTATCTTTTCAAGGGTTATTTCTTGTTCTTTTAAAACGTTTATTTCTGGTAATCCATTAAATACACTAAGATCTAACATTGACAACTATCCTCGCTTTCTCGTCTTTATATGTAACCTCTGTACATAAGATTCTTTCATCCCAGTTGTCTATTTGCGACATAACATCAGATGCATACTTATTCGCTTCTACTGGGGAGTTATCTCTCGGGGTTACTGTCTTTAATCCCATTGCTCGTTTAAATGGACATGTGCCTATAGGTGTCTGAACAATTGATTTAACAGATCTATAAATTGAATCTTGTTCATACGCGTTTAAGCCGGTGGCTTTTTCAATGTAGATATTGTTTTCCATATTGTCTCCTTTAAGCTGGGATGGTTAGTACTTGCCCTGGGTAAATCAGATTTGCATTTTTAATTGTCCCTTTGTTGGCATTAAATATCTTGCTATACTGAGAACCCTTGCCATAAAATTGTTTGGCTATATTCCAGAGACAATCACCTTTTTTGACTGTGTATGTGCCACCTCCTGTTGCAGCTGGGACTTGTGCTGTAGAGCCTTTATATTTTTTGCTTCTCGAAAAAGCGAACTTGCCAGCTGAAACGCTGCTTTGCGCTGTCTCTTTCATTGTGACTGATGTTTTAATCTCAATGATTCTTCCATCCCTAAATATCTTTTCTATATCACTTGAAAGTTCTGTGATGCACCATTTATAATTGCCCTGCCTTTTTCCGCCTAAAACAAATTCTTGTGCTGCACCAGATTTAAGCATTGAGTAAAGTTTTTGGTATTCTGTCTCAGGGCTATATCCTAAGTTTGCTGAAAGTATTATTGTCATTTGGTATTCTGGTGCGCCTAAAGAGGTAAACTCTAGTACTGGATTTTCTAATGGTCTTTGATGCTCTGAATAGTTAGCAGATACAGTTCTTTTTAATCCGCTAAAAGAGATTGCTTTAAGTACGCCATTATCTGAGTTAACTCTAAAAGACACATCTCCTAAATTTCCTACATGACCCATAAATCAACCTCCTATTTTGGTGGCTCAGTATCGTCCTCGCCTTCTTCTGCTTTCCATGTGTAGTGATGCTTGTGTGTTTCTAAATCTACATCCCCAGCTTTTACTGAAGATGCTGTAATAGCTTTTGCCTTTGTGCTTCCGTTTATGGTTACATTCGAACCTGATAACGTGAATGCTCCAGCACCTATAGAACTTGGAGTGCTGCCATTTGCATAAATACGACCTAGAATCACACTTCTTGTTACTTTTGTTCCGTCCTCATCCAGTAACACGGCTACTTGTTCCCCCACTTTTGGAAATGTGGTCACACGTTCCATGAATGGAATATCTGATATAATTGCGTCTCCTCTATCTGGGATGATAATATCCGCCAGTCCTGATGATGATTTCATTACCGAAATTATTCCAAAATATAAATTAACCATATATACTCCTAAAAGCTTGGTATTACTCTGTGTGCGTTTATCTGGCAAGTGTATTTGTCGGATTTCGCGTGTGTTACGCTATCAATGAAATAATTACCGTCTAATTGTCCTGCACCGGTTAGTGTAAAAACATCTGTCGCGTAATAATCTGGGTTGCCCTGGCAGGTAAAAGACATTGTACATGCTTCTCTCATTGACTTTCTGAGTTCAGCTTTTGCCTTCACTTCTGCATCACCTACACTATCTGCTTTAGTGTTCACACTTAATACTCTTGTGCCGGATTCCCCTTCAAGTGTGTACTTGTACGTGTAAGTTTTCTTTTTCTTTCCGCTGGTATATTGCATCTCCACTGCGTCGTACACATTTAGAATTTTTGTTTGAAAACGATAAGTGTATAATTCACTTAAATCTATTTCATGCCTTGGTAATTGTTCCTCGTAAGTAGTTAAGTCATATATAATCAATTGGTCGTTATATACCTTCATTGCAAGACCGTTGGCCTCTGCCAATTTAAAGAGAAACGTCATGTCAGTTTGACCTGATTGCGACTCTTCCTCTATGGTAATTTCAGGTCCGTCATACTGTAGTGTGATTCCTGCCGTGGTTGAAATATCAGTTGCAATCTGTCTTAATGTTGTCTTTTTCCAGGTCTTAGTTTTAGTCGTTACAGAAAAGTCTTGACTAATTGGTAATGATATTCCTTTTAGGCTTGCAGCATTCGGGAGTCCGCTTGCTTCGTATGAGTCAATATAAAACTTTCCGCATTTATGCTCGCCAGCTTTACCTCCTGCATACCAGGCGACTACTTGTATAGTCGCCTCAATCTCGTCCTCTGGATAAGGGTAGTAATTGTTTAACCATCTCTTATCCTGATTCTGTAGATTTAAAGAAATAGTGTCAGCTGTTCCACTTGCGTTATCTGTATAGCTCCATGACTCACAATCTTTTGTAAGCTCATCGGTTTCACCTGACTTGTTGTATATAATATTTAGTTTAGCTCTTGGTGTTGTATCTCCCATGGCTACATTCTCCACGCTGGCAAATCAGTTGATTCTACTTGTGTATTGATTTCAGGACACCATATCTTGACTCCCGCCTCAAACATCCATATTTCCAAATACTGCCAGTTCTCTTTAGCTTCCATGATTACTGATTCTTGGTACTCGTCGCCATAAACTTTGTAGGCTATGTAATCCCATGTATCACCTTCAGCTGTTATGTAATAATATCCACCCATTTCTTAGCTCCTTATACTCCGAATGCTGTTCTTGCGTTCTCACGCATATAATCATTCATCATGGTCTTAAACTCTTGCATTGACATTCTAAGACCCGATTGTATTTCCTCAGAGGTGGCATTTCCGCTTGCGTATACTGTAGGATTAAACTGGATGGCAATATTAGAAGAATTATTTGTTGTTTGCCCTAAACTATTCATTAATGCTGTATCTCGTCCTCCACCCAACAATCCCATGCGTGCGCCTGTTTCATACCATAAGTTCCTAGACCTTGCCGCATTATTAATAGGAATGATTGCTTCTGATGAACCATCCTCTGCAACTCGTGTAAGAATTTCATTGTCATATATGCCGCCTAGTGCATTGTTTTCTATTCCTAATGCTTTTTTGTATGATTGATATGAAGTTGCTCCGTCTGTATCACCATTTATAAGATTCTCTAAATCTTTTGCGCCTGGTATATTGCTCGTATCAATTGTTGCGTATGGTACAATACTTATTTTCGTATTAGTGGTAAACTCGCCTAATTCCTTATCAAGAATCTTATCTATATTATTTGCTAAATCGCTAATAATAAGATCTATTTCTTCCTGTGACAATCCAGCTTGCTCGCCTAACGCTTGAACAAATTCTGACGGTATTCCTTCTCCGCTTTCGGCCGCTTTCTTTAATACGGATTCATAGTCTTCGTTTGTAAGTACTTGGGTTGCTAAATAATCATAGAGATTAGTGTAGTCGCCAGCCATTATTTGTAGTTGTTCAATTCTGGAAATCTCATCTGTTACTGACTGATCTACTGCTTTTCCCTCTTGAGCTAATTGATTTCTGTATGTCTGAAGCCTAGTAAGTTCGTCTGTCAAGTTATCTGTTAATTGCTTTATAGCGTCTGCATTATCTCCAAACTCATTTCCTACATAATCTATGTTGATGGTTGCGCCAATACCATTTACGCTATATGCATCAAATAATCGACTTATATTATCATCAAATTCTTTGGATAAATTAGCATTAGAATATACATTGTCAATTGCTCCTGTTTCCGCTGCTGCAACTGAAGCTACATCTTGTGCGCTGTTGGCGTAATAATACAGTGTTGCAAGTTCTTTTTCCTTGTCAGCATCCGCTTGGGTCATTGAATGTGAACGAACTGCTGCATCTAATTCGCTTAGTCTCTGTTCGTATGCATCTTTTCTTGTGCCTAGCTTTTCTTCTAATGCTTCCGAATTTTGTTCCTGCATTTCTTGGAAAGTCTCTGGTGTAAGCTGTCCAAGTAATGCATCTGCCGTATTTGCTGCAAGTGCTGAAGAAAAATCTGTATCAGCTATTTTTTGTTGGATTTCGAGTAATCTCTGTCTAGCCTGATTAATCTTTTCCTCTTCTATCTCGTCTAATACTCCATCTGCAAATGCATCATTTAAGACTTCTGATAATTTTGCACCTGCGTTTTGAGCCTGACCTTCCATGCGATTATAAAAATTGTTAAGTCCTGAAACCTGGTAGTTATCGCCATATAATATCTTGTCTGTAAGACTAGATTTATATCTAGCTGTTTCAATGTAGCTTTGTACGTCTGTAATTAATGATTCAACATCAGATTTGTATGTCTGCATTTCATCCTCAGACATCTCTATTCCTAAATTAATCTTCCAGTTAGCCTTGTCTATATCAGCATTAGTTTTCTTGATGTTTTCATCTATATCTTCTAATTCATTATTTTGTTTTTCAAATGCATCGTATAAGCCTTTAAGACCTTTGTATGCTAAATTTTCAGAGGCTTTTTCAATTTCTTCCATGGATAAAGCAATGCTTCCGAAATGCTCGTCAAGATTAGCGTCAATTATCTCCTTGTGAGCCTTTTCTGCATTGTTTTTTAGAATTGTATAGCCTGTGTATAATGCGGTTACGGCCGCAACTGTGGCTGTTAATGCTTTAAGTGGTGTCGGGAGTGCCATAAACGTTGTGAACATCCTTGCACCATTTGCTATACCTGTTAATGCAAGCTGTCCTACTGTTAGTCCTTTTATTAAGTCAAATATGGTTCCGCTATTATCAACAGTGAACTCTATTAGATTTAATAATCCTTCTGCTCCGTTTTCTGCGAACTCGCCTAACTCGTTAATCATGTCTTTAATTTCATAACTATGCTTTTCGCCAAACTCGTCAACCATTTCAATAATCGCAGGCATCTTAGCTGAAAACTCATTTAGTAAATCCTTTGCATCATCGCCGAAAGTTGTGCCGATTCCGATTTTCATATCATCAACTGCACTAATCCATCTCTTACTTGCGGCTGCAAGTGTATCTGTTGCAGTGGCATTCATTGTGTCTAAGTCGCCTATAGAGTTTTCAATCTCTGCATCTAATTTGCCCCAGCTCGATTCTGCTATTGATGCTCCATCTTGTAGGGATGCCATAAGATAACTTAACTGTGATGCATAACGAGTACCTGCAATAAGTCTTAAAGCGGACATTTTATCTTCATCATTTAAGCCTTCCATTGCCTCGCCTATGGCGTATAGTGTTTCTTCTAAGCCTATAAAATTTCCCTGTGCGTCATAAATAGAAACGCCTATTGCATCTAATCCTTTTCGTGCTTCTGGGTTTGCACCTATACGTGTAAGAATAGAATTTAGGGCTGTTCCTGCTTTTTCTGCTTTGATACCATTTGAACCAAGTACGCCTATTGCCGTCATTAATTCATCAAGGCCAAAGTTGCTGTTAAAGTCCATGTTCGCGCCAAGAGTGACTGCTGCACCACCAGTCTTGATGAGAGATTCCATTAACATTTCTGCAGTAGTATTTGCATTATTGTTCGTAGCGACAAGCATATCCATGTACTGGGTTAAATCTTTAACCTGTAAACCTACTGCTCCAAGTGAATCAGTAACTAAATCTGATGTGGTTTGTAAATCTGCCCCTGTAGCCTCAGCAAGTCTGAGTACCGGCATTAAGCCTTCTATAGATTCATCAACGCTCCATCCTGCAAGAGCCATATATCCTAATGCTTTTGCTGAGTCCTCAGCTGTAATAGTTGTTGTTCTTCCTGCTTCTCTTGCGGCGGTTGTCATTCTTTCGACTTTGCTTACTGATGCACCAGCAATAGCCGCTGTATCTGCCATAGCCTGTTCAAAAGATGTATAGGTTTCTGAAATACCCACAAGGGCTGCTTTTGCAACATTGAAGCCTTGTTGATAGGCGTTTAACATATTTCTAGTTACAGAATTAGTCATGCTGGCGAAACGTTCAATTGAGTAGTAGCTTTGTGTTACTGCTTTATTTAATGTTCCGTCAGATTTTCCGCCTATGATAACTTCTAGCTTCGCTGTTGCTTTACCCATTATTACTTGTCCTCTGTGTTTGTTTGTTGATTTCTTCTACTAGGTTTAAAAATTCACCGATTGGTAATTCTCTGAGATATTGTAATGACGTGGACATTCTAAGCGACACTCTAACAGTAAGTGCCCTCAGATTGTCTACATAATCCTCGCCCACGCCTAGAACAATAAAAAATACAATTTGATTGTGCTTCGCACATCCTCAAAATTCGACCACTTCATGTTGCTAAAAAACTCTATTGGTAGTCCTGTTGCTTTCATAGCAACATGTTTGATGTATACACTATCATCAAACTTATTACCTGTAATTCTATGATTCATGCGTTGCATTACTCTATCGAGATATTCTGCATCGCTTTGTGTCATATCCATAAGACCTGATAAATCAAGTTCTCTATATTCTTTTCCTTCAAATACGTAAGGTATCTTAAAACGAACTTTATATGAAAAATCCTTTCTTGCCTGTTCGTATGCTTTATCTACCTCATCTTCGTTATTTATATCTGAGGCTGCCTCTAGCTTTGCCTCTTCCTCAATCTTGTCGTCATTTTCTATATAATCTTTGCCCATCGCATTCTCCTTATGTTTAAAAGCAAATAGCCAAGGGCTATAAAGCCCCAGGCTAAAATATTAAATTTCTAAATCAGATTAGAGATATTATCAACAACATCTGTGCCGTTGATTTTGCAAATACCATTAATCTTGTCGATTTCGGTAATTACCTCTCCGTCGATTTCCTCTTTGTAGTAGGTTACTTCCTTTGTAATGGAAGGATTTCCGTAACCATTCTTCTGTAAAGAGCCATAGTTAATAGCCTTTGTCATTCCTTTTACAGTAATGACACGGCCTTTGTATTCCTTAGCTCCTGTATCTTTGTTAATCATTTCCTGAGCTGCCCTCATGATAAGAGGTATCTGGTCATTTCTGGCTAGATCGATATTCTCTCTTGAAATATTCGAGAAAGGAATTTCGATTGTAGAAGACTGAAGCTGACCTGCTGATGGGTCGTCAATCTCCCCTGCCATTCCAGCCATATTAAGTGTCTCTGACACGTACTGGAAATTAGGTAATGTAACCTCGGCAGTAACTCCAAGGAGCTTTGAACTCTCTGAGGCTGTGCCCTGATACAGATTAAAATTGTTAATCTTTCCTGGTATATAAGACATTTATTATTCCTCCTCTCCTGTTAATGCTCTTTCGAGTACTGATGAATCCCATGTGAATACGTTCTCGATGTATTCAATTGGTGTCCAATCAGCATATCGTGTTCTGAAATGATAGCGTCCTTCTAGCACCTCTGACATAGGATTGTCTGATGCATTGAATACAATTTCAGCACCTGCAAGGGTATCTCCAATTAATGCGTTAAGTGATGCATTATAGTTAGAAACGATTGACTGAATACGCTTTGTTGAGCCATTGCGCCCAACTGTTGAAAGATACTCTGTCTTAAATCTATTCTCTAAGTAGTTAGAGATATTGACGCACTTGATAAAGCGGTCATTAGGGTCTGTATCATCTGGATAAGCTGCTGTGTTGTTGCCCCAGAACTTCCAGCCACCAAAGTAAACGCAAGTAGCAATGCCTTTAGCATTGAGGTAGTCGTTACATTCCTCGGTAGTAAGGTGAATTTCTGTTCCATCTGCCAGGCAGACAGCAGAAATCATTGCTTTTGTGTTATCTGGTGAGTCTGAAGGTACATTGCCATCTCTTGCGCACATATACTGCAGTAATGCGCCAGCAAGTGCAGACATTGACATCACTGTGTCGTCAACCTTTACCATAGGCCAACATGGCAATAACCATCTTGAAGCAAGCCCATTTGCTTTCTTTGCTGCAAATACGTTTGCATAGTTCTTTACTGTACTTGACTCGATATCAACAATTGCAAGAGCGTTTGTCAGGTCTCCTGCAAGTTGCGCCTTGTTTTCAAGTGCTGTAGCTACTGCTGCATTCTCTGAGAACTTAGGTGCTAAGATATATGATGCAAAAAGTCCAGTTGTCGAATATACTTCGTCAATAAGTTCGATTCCTGTTCTAGCATTGTTAGCGTCAAGACCGCCTATGATATCTGAAGCTGTCACCCCTGCTGGATTAAGCTTTGTATATGCAACTGTGATAGATGTCACATTTTTAAGCGCACCATCAGGTGTTACTGCTATTGCCAGATTTCCGTCTGCATCAATTGATGCTACATAGTCTGTGCCTACTGTTGCAGTTTCTCCTTCGTTTGTAACCACAACCTCAGCAAGCAAAGCTCCCTGGTCCTCAATAGTTACTGCGCCACTTGTCAATGTATACTGCTTTCCTGCAACGGCTGTCTTGTGGGTAGCCTTTGATGGGTCTAACACATTGATACAAATAATTGGTGCAACTGCAAATTTCTTGAATGCAAGATATGCAGCCTGAGCAAGTGTGTAGCTTGCGTAATCGGTTGTTTTACCGAAGTACTTTTCAAATTCACTCATTGAATGAATTGCGATTGGCTTGTTGACAGCACTAGCTGGATTGTCCAGAGTATTAACTGGTGCTGTACCTACGATACACTGGATGCCGTATGTTCCAACACTAGGATCTACGCTTATTGATGTATCACGGTCTGTTGCGATTCCATGTAAATAAGACATTGATTATTCCTCCTTTGAAATAGTTTTTATTGTTTTTTCATACGCTAGGAACAATAGACTTCCCTTTGTATGTAGTTCTTTCTTTGCTGATACTATGTTGTCTAGGTCAACAAACAAGTATCTCGATAGTGGTTCAATCTTGGCCGCTTCTGCTTTTATAGCCTCTGGGTCATAATTGAATATCTGATTAGCTCGGGTTATGCCGTCTAATTCGGGTCCGATGTACATAATCATAAAAGTTCCTCCACACCTCTTACATATTCCGCGTCTTTAAATTTCCAATCACAGATTAAAGCCGCTTCGTAATAATTTGGGTAGCTTTCTTGATTCCATCTCTTTTTAGCTGACTTTGGAACTAATTCGGCTTCCCCTTCTGCTATATTGTGAGTTTTGAAATGTTTCCATAACTCATTCATGAAACTTGCTATAATGATGTGTCCTTGTCTATCGTCCTCGTCTAGTTCAATAGAAACTATGAATTGCATCTCTACAGTCCAGTAGCCTTCGCTATCCAAGTCCTCGTCATTGATTATCACAATGACATAGTTTTCTAGCTCATCATCATTTTCATCTGTCTTGTAGGGCTTTTCTTGCCTATACACGTTCCAGTTTTTCCAGATTGCATCGCCTTTCACATAAGGTTCTTCAATCTCAGGATTATCTATAGGGTTTCTACCTGGTACTGCCAGTCCGTGATTAGCAATGAGCTTTTCTACTTCCTTTGCAAGAATTTCTTGCAATTCTGTATCAACCATTAATTACCCTCCAAAACTCTTTCTGTCTCATGCTGTAGTCTTTTCAAAAAATATGCCTCAGTTTGCTCTTTAATTTCTTTCCATACTTCTGGTTCTGAAATACCTTGAACCATGGCAGGTCCTGCAACACCTCGGATAGGATATCTTTCAGGTCCTAATCTAGTGAAAAGAGCGTGTGTGTTTTTCTTCTTTCCTATCTGTACAAAATACTTAGGACGCTTAGAAAACTTCACGTTTGAATGTCCTTTTTCTGAATGACCTGAATATACTTTGGGTGGGCGTTTGCCTTCCCATGTAGCACGCTGTGGTCTGACAGTCTGCTTACCGCCTTTCCATTGACGAAGGTTTGCAAACCCTGATTCATATTCAAGGATTACTGATGGATAATTATTTCTGCGATTCTTAAACGATGCATTAATCATTTTTGAACCAGCTTCATAATGTTTCTTCAGTTCATTTCTTATTACCCTTTTTGCTGTAGGCACTGACCTGCTTGCTGCTTTATAGATAATGGAATTAGTCTTACCTTGCAGCTCTCCTAATCTCTGTCTTACCTCTGAATCATCAACTGTTATAACAATTTGATTTCCTGCCATAGCTACACCTACATTTCAAAGTCTCCTACGTACAAAATAGTTACACCCTCAACTTTGTCGATATCCTGTATTAGCATATTTTTTCCATCCAAACGAATACTTGCTCTTGTTGAAAGTTTGCGGCTTAAATCGGCTGTTCTTATGTATATAACATGAGTAGCTTTATTTATTTCATGCTCCTTCGGATTTAGTGTGGAATGCATAAGTCCATAGGACATCTTAGCCTCTGTCTGATCTAACCTAGTTACAACACACGTATAGGTTTTTCCGTCTATAGTATGCTCACTGGCGAACTCGTCTAAATCAAAGAAAACATTTTGTAAATCGTCTGCAAAACCTTCTTTAAAAGTCATTTTTATTCCTCGTTTGAATCAATCTCTTTTTCCACCTGCTTACCGCCTTTGGACTTTCCTTTTTTTCCTTCGTCTTTAGGCTCAGGCTTTGGCTCATCCTTTTCGGTTATATATCCATGGTTGAGCATTCTTTTAATATCAGCCTCGGTGAGGCCTGTTACAGCCTCACCAATGGCAAATGTTCCATCAGAAGTAATTATCTGAGTGTTTGCAATATACATAAGCTACCTCCTAAGCAAGGGTATCTTCGCCGTATACATCCTTCTGGTATGCAATCACTGCTGCCTTTAATTCAGCGAGTGTGCCATCATCTGTGGTAAGCTTATCCATACCAATTGATGTTCCATAAGCTACTACTGCTGCTTTAGATGTAATAGCGTTAATCTCTGCCTCTGTCTTTAAAGTTGCATCTGGGTCTGGCTCATCATCTGTGACAGAATCCTCAGAATCATCTTTTCCAACAAGTGTTGTATAGATATTTGCAACAAGCCAGCCTTCCTGGTCCTTTGGGTAAGGAACTGGACGAGAGAACAGCTGAACCTCTTTGATAGAGTCAATCTCATTTCCTACAACCCTAGGAACAATCTTTTCAGCGTATGATCTAAAGTTATCTCCTTCAAGGAATGTAACCTGTCCATATACTGTTGTACCCATGCCAGGTGCAAGCATAGCAATTGTACCAGCTGGAAGAAACTCTTTTGTTGTGCCGTCAAGGTCAACAAACTGGTCATCATATACAAATACGTTGAATAAAATGCCAGAAATGTTAAGTGTTCCTATATTGTCTACACCTTCTGGGGTAGCTACTGGATTAACATTTCCGATTTCTACACGTCTGAAATCGAAGAACTTTAAGAAATCCTTCTTTGTGTAGAGAAGCTTTGCAACATCACCTGTCATTACAAGGTCTGTTGCCTTTACACCACGTTTTCTGAGTACAGTCGCCATATCAAACAACTGACCCATCCAAGCCTCTGCATCGTCAAGCCCTGCAAAAGTTGTTCCTGTGTTGCCTGGTACAGTCTGGAAAAGGTAAACATTGTTAAACTCGTTCTCGTAGAACTGAAGCAATTTAACCTGCCCCTTGGTTCCATTTGCTGCATCCTCAGCTGTGGCGAAATGCTTCATTGTAAGCTTTCCAGTAGTGATTACCTCTGTAGCCATTTCTTCATGTCTACGAAGAATCATATTTCTACCTTCTTCCAGCTTCTCTGCCTCAACCTCGTTTTCTCTATCCTCTGGTGTTCTGCCTGATTCAGCCGACTCGCCAAAAGCCTTCTTTTCAAGGTCTGCTGCTGTGATTGTGAACTTAGGCGCAATAAATGGTGCTTCTACCTGCTCCGCTCTGTAGCCTTCTGTTGTCATAGCGATACCGCCTACAACTGGCACTACATAAGGTGCAATTGTGCGTCCACCTTTCTTCATCTCAATAAGTGCTTTCTCTGAATAGAATGTTTTTCCATCAGGGAAGTATCTGTCCTTGAAGAACTGGCTGACTGGGTAAATCTTCTTTAATGTGTCAATAAGTACATAAGTATTCTTAACCATTTTTCAAAACTCCTTTCGATTATTTGAGATAGATTCCCTTGTTCTGTAGGGTGATCTTGGTTACATCTGTGAGTGCTGCGGCTGTTGCTTTAATTGCACTTGTTCTGAATGTTCCAGAAACATAGCAAGGAACAACAACTGTTTCATCATCACTTGCAAACTCTGCGTCCTCTGCAACAATTACAGATGCGTTTCCATTTGCCTTGTGAATTGTATATACACCCGATGCTTCATCGAGAAGCATTCCTCTTTCAAGTTTTCCTGTTGCTGAATCATCATTTGTAAAAATAATATTCTCAGCGTCTACTGGGTGCTTTGCATCATAGATAAGGTTGTCATTTTCAACCTCGTAAACTTCACCATTAAGTCTGCTCATTTTACTGTACTCCTTTCTTAGCATTGACATATGCAGCCATAGCGTCTGCCTGTGCCTGTTCTGTATTAGAATCATCGTCCATACCTGTGTTAGGTTCACCAATACCAACACTATCAACACCTGACTCTACACTGTCTGCAATTGCATTCTGCATATATGCTGCTGCAACTGCGTTTCCCTCAACAAGTGCTTTGTATGCAAGCTCCTTGCCATCCACAATGTCCTCATATTTTGCTTTTTCTAACATTTCTGAACTAACATTGTTGGCGATTGCATCGAGAGATTTCATTCTCTCCCGTTCTGCGTTTACTGCATCAGTTTTAGCCTGTGCAATTACCTGTTCATACTCAGCTTTTGCTTCTGGGTTTTCATTTAAAAGTTCCTGTAATCCCATTGCTTTCGCTCCTTTCGTAGAATTTTCTATATCAGATACGGGAGATTCCGTAAACTGAACATTATTATTTGCATCCTCGGTGGTTGACTGCTGCACTTGCTCCTGCTTTAGTTGCATAATCATTTCAAGCGCCTTTTCCTCGCCACCCATCTTGTCGATGAATGCTTTGACAGTCATAAATGCTGTTGCTTTATCATCAGAAATTAATGGCATGGTTGAAGCTGCTACTGATGTAATGTCAACTGAGCCGCCTTGCTCTTCCTTGTCTGTCATTAGGCCATCGCAAAATCCATACTCTATTGCATCTGCTGGACTCATGTAGGTTGATTCATCCATAAGCCTTTTTATCTCTTCCCTTGCAAGCTTTGTCTTGCTTTCATAAGCGTTGATGATACCTTCGCCAATGGCTTTTAAATCCTTGGATTCTTTGTCCATGTCCTGATAGTCACCCTCTGCATAGCCCTGTACATTGTGTATCATGTACACTCCTGCCTCAGAGATTAACACCTCATCACAAGCGCAAGCTATGAATGTAGCTGCACTGCAAGCCCATGAAATATGAGCAGTGACTTTTCCTGAGTATTTCTTTATTGCAGAATATATTTCATATCCAGCAACCACAGTTCCACCAGGGGATGCAATCTCTAAAACCACATCATCACCATCTGCTGACTCTAAAGCATTTTCGATAAGGCTAGGGCTAACTACTTCAATCCCAAACCATCTATACATAGCGGCTGTAGTGTCTGTGCATATCTGACCTTTTAGTTTTATTGTTGTCATTTTGTTTCCTCCTGCTTATTAAACACATCATTTACCATGGCTATTTTTGCATTCTCGGACTCTAACGCTCTAACGTTATCCTCAAAGTCGCTACCATTCATTGATGCTGCCTCGTCTTCTCTTGTTGAGAATCCGTTTTCTACTCTTGTTACGGCTGCGTTTACTTCCTGTACTGGGTTTAAGTGTCCAGGTGTAGGGCCATTCCATGTACAAGCTGTGTATGCATTTCTAATCAATGGATCTATGAAAAAGCCTGGTGCATTAATTCTTCCCTTTGATACCGCCTCAGCAAACCATAGGTTGTATACCTCTTGGCAGAACGCATTCACAAACCAACTTCTACGCATCCTAAAGGCTTTCCATGTTTCATTGATTGCACCCTTTGATGCTGAAAAGCTTGCTTGAAATTGCTTGAGTAATACTTCTGGTGATATTTCAAGTGCTGCGCCTATCTGAGTGATAATGGATTTAACAAATACGTCATATCCATTATTAGGATGTGTACTTTCTACTGGTTTGATGTCTTCACCCTGTTTCAAGTAGTTTACTGTGCCAGTTCCTAAAGCAATCTGGTCAACCTCTTCATCTGCTGCCTGACTTGCTTCTCTAAGCTCTGCTGGTTCTTCCTCATCTACACCGCCAAACCCTGCGATATCGTCGCCATTTTCTGTTGTGACGAAAATTGTAAACATCGAATTTACAATCGCTGCCATTATCTCGGCTTCGGTATACCTTGAAATCTGCTTTATACTTTGAACTACTGGTGCAAGTAAAGGTACGCCTCTATATTGTTCTGCTCTTTCAGCATTGAATATGTGCAACACATTAGGGTTTCCGCTTTTTTCACTACGTTTTACTACTCTAGTCCATTCTTTCTTACCGCTTCCTGACTCTTGCGGATTGACTGAGCATATATGATAAGCTACAACCTTACCTTCAGAATTGATTTCAATTCCATTCATAAGGCTATTGCCATTTTGCAATCTTTTGATAGTTCCTGAGAATGTACCACTTGAACCATCATTGCAGACTCTATCCGATTCAATTAATTTAATTCTTAGTTGATATGGGTTGTTAATCTCTGGTGCTTTTGCATACTTGATTAGACAAAATTCCTCACCATTGACTAGCCAATCCCTAAAGGCTATCTGTTGCAGCTCGTAAAAGTTGTTCAAATCTGCTGCATCGCATAATGTGGATTCAGCCCACAACTTAAATTCCTTTTTAATCCTGCTTGTAAGTTTTGCCGCTTCGTCTTTACTGATGCCTAAAAACTCATAGTCAATCTTTGGCTTTGGTGTGAGTCCTGGACCCACAACATTAGTTCTAGTAGCATTGACCGCTGCCGCTGCGATGGAACTATTCATAGCTAAGTCTCTTGATCGTTCCCTCAGAGTTTTTCTGTTTGACTCTATATCACTTACAGGTGAATAAGAACTAGCGTGCCATCTTTTAGCCCATGTAGCATTACCGCTTGCTCCACCATGGGAGTAGCCTGAGTTTGTTAAATCCTCTAGGGCTGACATACGAGCTTGTATTATTGCTATCTTTGCCTCGTTTGCAGCTATTTTTTTCAGATTTTCACTTTTTATAAGTTCCTGTTTAATTTTTCTATTCTCGAAAAATCCCATATTTAACCTCTTAGCCTAGCGGAATAATGCGTCTGGCTGTTCTTCTTTTACTTGTTCCATGGTCTTCATAATTTGCTATTGCCTCATTGTATGCGTCAAGTTCTGACTCTATTCGTGACAAATTTGCTCTTGTCAGTTGTTGACCGCCTATAATATAGCTTTGGGCGCCACCTACAATCTTTTCCCATGCTGATTGTAATAAGTCTCTATGGGAACAAGCTCTGTCATAATCTTTTTTGTTTCTGATGATTACTCTCATAAAAACTCCTATAAATCTATAGCGTTATAAGTCTTTCTCTTGTTCACTGTCCTTTTTAAACCAGGTCTCATGTAATTAATACCTTTATCCAGTTTCTTTTCTAGGACATCAAAATCTGGTCTTATTAATTCAAGTGCCGCAAGATTGTAGTTGAACAAATCAAGAGGCTCGTTTCTTGCGCCTGCCTTTTTTACCCAAACTGATTTATATACACCATTTACCTTTTTTGTTATCTTGCGTTCACAGGTTAAACCTTGGAAATACTCTTTGTCGTAACCTCTGCCTTCTGGAAAGTGACAATAGCCTGCACCAGGTTCTTCTATGGTTAGCCGATTGGTTATATCATCCTTACCAGAGTCAACACCTAGTATTTGAATTGCGGTCCTGTCAACAACTACATTCTTTCCGTTGGGTCTTTCTTCTTTGATTTCAACAACTGTCTTTTTATGCAATAGTTGTAAATCTGGCTTTCCTGCATAGCCTTTCACAGCCCAACATTTAAAGCCTTTTTGTTTCATCTCTTTTGACCATTTGTAGACTTTGTTTGTATAATGGCCGCCTGAGTCTATACAAAATCCAGCAATATTTAGTTCGTTACCATTTTCAAAAGAAAATGTCTGACTTAAATAAGCCTCTAAATCTTGCCAAATATCATTTTTTATTAAATCGCCGTATATCTCATTTTTATAGATTCCCCACGATTCATAGTTTCTCGCCCACCCTCGGATTTCTACTTCGAAGCGGTCGTCTTGTACATCAACTGATGCGGTGAGGACTAAAACACCTTCTGGTAAATCGGCTCCGTACTTTTCAGCGCGTTTTAACATTTGGTCTTCATCAGCAGTCTTGCTATCTACTGCATCTGTTTCATCCCACGTCTGACCTAAAACTGTATTAACAAATACTTTTAAATCCTCTGTATCGTGATAGGTTTTCAGTCTTTCATTTGCATCTTTAAAGTTTTCTACTATTTCTTCCCAGTCAACAAATGGACTAGCAAGCTCATTTAATGTAAACGACCTAAACTTTTTTCTTTCGGGGGCTTGTGCAATCCATTTATGCTCTGACTCTTTCCACTGTTGCTCTGTGTGTAAAGCTCCACAGTGTTTACATACCATTTCAAGAGTCTCGAATTTAATTCTTTTAAAATCATATTCTTGATATTCTCCGCAACTAGGACATGCAACGCACCATGTTTCCATTGTGCCTTTTAAAAAGGCTGTCTCTATATTTGACCTGCCTTTAATTGTTGGGGTAGATGTTTTAATATGCTTTTTATTCCAATAACTTGTTGCTCTTTTTTCTGCAAGCTTGATAGGATTTCCTTCGCCACCTGCTGAATCAGGAAAGCGATCTACCTCATCCATCCAAATTATTCTTCGCGGATCAGATGCAAGAGATGATGGACTATTAGCTCCAGCAATTGCTATTGAACCGCCGGGATATTTTTTTAACATCAAAGTGTTGTTGCTGCTTTTAGCTTTTGCATCTGCAACCTTTTCATGTAATTGCGGAACATCCTCTATCATTTGAGCGAATCGAGTCTTTGAAAATCTCTCTCCGTCATTAAGGGTTGGCATTACTAACATTTGAGTTGTTGGCTCGTAGTCTATGTAATATCCGATTCCGCACATGATAATTGTTGTTTTACCGACTTGCGCGCTAGACATAACTGCAACGTCTGTAACCTCTGGGTCGGTTATCGCGTCCATTATTTCGCGTTGGTACGGAATAGAATCTGAGTTAAACTTTCCGGCTTCATTACTTCCAGCTGGTAAAACCATATATTTATCAGCCCATTCGGAAATCGTAAGAGCCTCTTTAGGTCTGAGTTGTTTCGCAAGCTCGCACATGAAATCTAAAGTGTGTCTGCTAACTTTACTCATCCTCTTCATCTCCTAGTGCTTGTATCTGCTCATCAGTAACATCTATATAATCATCACTGTAAAAGTCATTTGGATTGTATGCCGCAAGTTCCGTAAGTGCCTGGTTAATTTCATCGTTAAGTATTTGTTGTATCTGTACTCTGTTTTTGCCCTCCAGCTTCTTAGCAAGCTTTGTAGGCATAGCAGTCATTTTAGATTTAAACTTTGTAAACATATCAGTCATTACCGCTGACACATCTTCTGACTTGTGAACTTGTCCGCGAATTAAAGCTAGTCTTATTTCAGAAATCTGCCGCTTGATATATTCGTGTCTCGCTTTTTCTTCGTTTAGGTTTAAATCTGTTGGTATCTCATTAACACTTTTGTTAGATAACTGCTTTACTTTTAAAAGCGTTATATAGTTTTTAATGCTTTCAAACAGAAGGTAGTTTCCTCTGCTTTCTTTTTTTACTATTCCGTCTGCTGTCAATTGGCGGATTCTCGAAGTTTTAACATCAAATACTCTTGCTAGAATTTGGCTCGATACAGTGATGCTGTCAATATCTTCTATCTGCATATCCGTTCTCCTTTTATCGAACATTCTTTCGAGCGTAATGTTAGTTTTTTTCGCATTTTTTTGACCTATATCTAGCCAGCTTTTGGGCTTCGCGCGACCCGCAAGGAGTCAAAAATCCTCACAGAACCTATCCAGTGGCGCAAAGACTTGTAAAACATTGATTTTTCAAGGCTTTCAGGCTCCTTTTGAGCCTATATTATAGATCCTCTATATTTTGAGTATACCTCCGAAAGTAGCGGACAAAACGGACACTTTTATTAGACATAAGAAGAAACGCCTCAGCCAGGGCTTAGAAATTGCCTTTTGCGCGCGTGCGCATATTAGACATAAGAAGTTATATGTAAAGCTTTTATGTGATTTGATGTGAAAATGTAGGGAATTTTAAATGATTGATAGACTTTTAAAGTTGATACTGCTGCAAGCTTTTAAGTTTCATTAAGTTTCTTTAAGTTTCAGCTGCTGCATTTTTAGATTTCGGAATTAGTCAAAAGGATTTTTCTATTTTGGAATTAGTCAAAAGGATTTTTTAAATTGCTTTATTATTTTGGTTTTTAGAGTTTCGGACTGCATCCGCTTTTTTAATCCCTATAGTCTTTTTATTAATTAAATAAGGCTCCAGCTCTTGCGAACCTCTAACAAAAAATTTTTTTCAAAAAATTTTTCTCAGTATTTTCAAGGGCTGGAGGTACTTTCGGGAAAACTTTTTTGAAAAATTTTAAAATTTTCGCTTGACGGGTTGACACAAACGGAGTTAGACTCCAGTCATCAGCAAGGCAAACAAGCCAAACTGAAATACCTTACTAGGAGGACGACATGGAGGATCAGATGACAAACACGATTTTAAAAGCGTTTTTGATTACTCTTTTGAAAGTAGTTGAAAAAGCTAAAGACACCAAAGAAGTTGAAGAACACATCAAGTCATTACTAGAAGTCCTTTAAAAAGGGCATAAAAAAAGCAAGCGGAACAGCCGACAAACTTAACCACTTGCAAGGGTGCTAAAACTAGTAACTAAATCCTAGTTAAAGCTTATTTAGATTTTAGCACCCTTTAATTTAAAAGTCTATAGCAGTTGCTCGATTTTGATTAAGTCATTACCGCCCGACTAGCTCAGGACTTAGAACGCATTAATCATTTTTTAGGAGGTAGCATTATGATGAACTATTTTTCAGGAATTAAAACAGTTGAAGAACTTAAAAAGGCATACACAAAACTAGTTAAGGAATTACACCCAGACAACGGCGGCGACGCTGAAGCATTCAAGGAAATGCAATCACAATATACAAATGCTTTCAAGCTGGTTAAAAATAATCACATCAGCAGTGAAGGCAAGGAATACACAAAAGAATCAAACGAAGAGCCTGAAGAGTTTATGGATATTATTGAAAAGCTTATTCACGTTCCGGGTATTGAGTTGGAGTTGTGTGGTCGCTGGTTATGGATTTCAGGAAATACTAAACCAGTTCATGAGGAGTTAAAAGCTTTGGGCTGCCACTGGTGCAATAAGAAAAAAATGTGGAACTGGCACCGCCCTGAAGATGCAGTTAGACGCTCTAAAAAAACAATGTCGATGCAGGAAATACGCTCTAAATATGGATCACAAAGTTTTAAAGACTCTAATGATCAAATGGCTCTTGAAGCTTAGTTGTTGTTTTATAGTTTCCGCCCGACGGAGGGCGGACTCTATAAGGCAATAAAGCCAAAATAAAAACAATTGCAGGAGGTAGCAATATGAATAACACAAAAGATTTAGCAAGCTTTTTTAATGAGCTTGAAGCAACTGCGAAGGATGTTGAAAAGATAGGCAGGCAAGCAAATATAAAAAGTGATGCTTTAGGACTTGCAAGTGTTTTAGTAGCAATTAAATTGATGTGCGAAAAGTAACGGAGGTGTAGGTATGAAGGTTTATAAGAATTATTTTACAGATGATTTAGGAACTAAAGAGGATTATTTAGAAAATGATCTGGCGACTCAGCAGCTTTTAGGAATTTTGATTAATAGCAGAAATGTAAACCCAGAAGGAACTTGGCAGCCCGAAATTGAATTTATAAAAAATGTTACTGGTTATGAAGTGAATGTTAAATATTGCAATGGTGCAAGCTCAAAATATTTAGTTAGATAAATATGTTTTACCCCCTGGCGGATGTTTTCCGCTAGGGAGCTTTTAAAAATTGGAGGCACGTCATGGACAAAAACGCAATGTTAATTAAAAAAGCAATCAAAAAATATAACCTTCCTGAAAATGTAGAGTATAAAACTTTTGATCAATGGCGTGCCGAAGGGCTTTATGTCATGAGGGGGCAAAAGGCAGCCTTTAAAGTAAAGCTTTGGAGCGGTCTTAATACTAAAAAGGATTTTTATTTTTTCAGTGAGGATCAAGTTGAATACAAAGAGTATATAGCAAAAAGACATGAAGCAGAACTTGAAGCCCTAGAAATTGAACAGCAAAACAAAGTAAGCCAGGAACTCAAAAAAGAGATTAGACGTTTTACACGTAGTAAAGCTGTTAACCCTGGCACCGCTGCAAGCAACATTGTAGACTTTAACGACTTTAAGAAGCAGAATTTCGGTTCAATAATGTTTTCTGCAAACTCAAAGTACTACATAGAGGATCTGTATTTGGAACTAGCAAATATATGGCCTGATGTTTTCAAAGGTGATGAAATCAATGAAGCTGATATGTTAATTGATATATGTGACTCAATTAATAATATAAAAGCCATAGAGCCAGAATGTAAAAGTAATTCTAACTACTCAGGATGGTTTGAGGACGGCGGAGACCTAGCATTTATTTAGGAGGTAGAAAAATGGGATATTTTAGAACTTTTAGGGATGCAGATATCAGGGAAGCTGATGTAAAAATGAATAATGTTTTAATGTTTCGCAAAGATGTTATTGAAATGTTGCAGGATGTTATAAATGTTATTAGGACTCTTGATGGCAAGGTGTACAATGTCCGCATTAAAAAGACTATTGAAAATGTTTTTGAAGGCTCTAGTCTTAGATGTTACGTGTCAAGCTCTTACAAGAAGGATTATGTGGAGATGTATAGTGCTGGCACTTATGGCAATTACAATAGATGTGGTTTTAGTATTGAAACCTATGTTCCTGAAGGTGGTACTGCCCCACGTTTTGATGCTGCTGCAACCATTGAAAATGTGAAAACAAAAATAAACGAGCTTGAAACTAATACTCAAAAATGTTTAGATGCCAGGGCTGAGATATCTGGAATGTATGAAGAGCTCAATAAAATGTTTTCACGGATTGCAGAAATCCAATCCGTAGGTGACTACACTTTTCAAGAGTTCTATAAACTCAATTTTTATATCAGATAATGGACTAGTGGCAATGTTCGCCAGGATGTTTTTAATAAATGGAGGTATGTAAAATGAATAATCCTAGATATGCAAATTGTAACTATAAACGTTTAATCGAATATGTAAAGGCGGCTGATGAAAACGGAGGCTATGTCAAATTTAAGTCTGAAGGCTATATGGATCTTGTTATTGAAAATGTAGGCTATAATGATTATGCAGGACATCCAGTTTATTCAATGGCTCATTACTATGTTCAAAATGGTGACTTAATGAGGGACCCAGAAATGACTTTTGCGGTTGATGTTATGAATAAAACCATAATTCCACAAACTTATCAACTGGATGGGCTGGGAATATACCAAGAAGTGTTTAAATATCAAAATGGCAAGACTTATTACAATGTTCGCCTTATTTCTGAACTAGACGACTTTTTAAGACAATGGATTAAAAATATAATCAGTCAAGGCTTTAATGTGTCTACTGCTGCAATTCGTTAGCTTTATATGTTAAAATGTATTTCATGTTAAACCATGTTGGCGATGTCGCCGTGATGGTTATGTTAGGAGGTTTACAAATGGCACTATCTGAGGAAGAAAAGAAACAACGCAAAAAAGAATCCCAGAAAAGATATAGAGAACGTAATAAACAAAGGATTGCAGAATATAGCGCAATGTATTATCAAGAACATAAAGAAGAGCTTGATAAAAGACACGCAGAACAACGGAAGGGCAAACCTAGAAATCGCCGTGATTATATGCGTGAGTATATGAGGGAATACAGAAAACGTAAAGCAGAGTCTTAAAGGCTCTGCTTTTTTTAATGTCCTCTACTACAGAGTAAAATTAATGTTTATAGGATTATATTTCACGTTTTCTAATAATGTGAGTATGTAAATGCACTCCCATGGAGACTTTATCAATGTTTGCGGTATGTAGGTTCTTTCTCTCTTAAATCAAGTAGCGCATAAGGATCCTTTACTATGTCTGTTTCTGCTAAATAGTATATACGTTACTTAATTTCCATATCCTTTCCGCAATTAGGTCAATAATATGCTTTTGCATCTTTACTGACAGGCAATACAAATACTCTCTTTTTACAGAATTTGCACTTATATACAGGTAATGAATCATTATTCAGACTTATCTTAAATCCATCATCTATCCAATTTCCAAAATTATTCATAATCTACTCTCCTTTATTCTCAATGTAATTATTAAAAACATGAGTGCCATGCTTACTTAATATAAAATCGATTTCGTCCATTACTGTTTCTATTTCTTGTTTAGCACTCGTTAGTTTTTCTATTTCCCTGTTTAACTGTTCTTTTCTATGGTTTAACTTGAAAAATTCATCCCTTAAATTTTCGTATACTGTATTTTCCATGATCTACTCTCCTAAATATTTAACTTAAATTTCAACTAGATTATTTTAGTTAGAATTGTTGATTTAGCTTTAAGAAAAATGTATTTAAGTTACTCCTGTTCTAACACTTTTTTTATTTCTGAAATATACTTCCAATCATTTGCAGATAATACTATTGAACCATCCCAACTATTGACTATCTGCTTTATTTGTTCTAATTTTTGTAACTTAGCCTTAGTATATTTTCTATACCACCAAAATGCTTGTAATATTGTATCTTTTGTGTCCTCACATTTCTTAAATAGTACATTGTCTATGCACTTTAGACGTTCTTCTGCTTTGTGTCCCTCATGTAATGAGGTCATTAATGGTGTTATTCTACTCATTTTCTAATACCTCTCTAACCATCTGCAATATATGATATGGTCTACATTTGCATAGCCAATCATCATGGACTAACCACTTAATCTTATCCAGCTTTTCCAAATCTCTAATAGTTAATTCCGTCATATCATCTTGTGTCATGTGGTCGCAATTTGGATAATATTTACATTCCTCACATACTTCTGGATGATAATCACTGCTTACCTTTAGACAATATATTCTGTCTGCCCTTGTTACTTCTATTGATTCTCTATCCATTCTCACTCTCTCATTTTCCTTTGTGCCCAGTTTATTCTGTTTTCTTGATAAACCTTTGGTGTGCTTTTCTCAGCATATCTGGTGTGTAACCATCACCGAACTTTTTTGCAGCCTCGGCCCATGTCATGCCGTCAATGTATCTGAAGCGTAACAATGAACGCATGAAAGAATCATCCACACTATATATTTCAATTTCTATTTTGTGTCTAATGTCCCCCAATGTTTTTAGTGACTGCTGCAACTTTGTCACATCAATTGTTGAATGTGATGTGTCTTCCAGTCTCTTTTCTAGGTCTGCAATTTCAATTTTGATAAATGTGTACTGCTCTAGTAACTCTTTATTCAATGTCCGCTTCTCCCTTTTTCAATTTATTCTCCCCGATTTTGTCTTTGTTGCTCTACCATGGCGGCTAATATGTATTTCTCTAATATCTTTTTGCTTACTGGTATAAATGTATTTGACTGCTGCAAACTTTCAAATACTGTCAATGTGTTCTCAATCGTTATCTTTTCTTTGTCTGTGTCTATGTAAATGCTTGTAAGATATTTACATTTGCCTTCTGTAGCCTTTGTTTTGTGCGTCATGTTTTAAACCTCGTCTTGTATTAGTAATGCAATAAGTGCAATTGTAAAAATTATTATGATGTTTCCTCCCGTTTAGTAAAATCAATGTCTTTTTTGATATTTATAGTGTTTGATATTATATATCCGTCCATGGATATTGCTGCCTCTTTTGCCTCAGCTTCATCCAAGTAAAAGAAATAAAACTTTTGGTCGCTGCCTAAGATGATTGTTAAATAGCCTTCTTCTATGTCTGCTAATATCCTTGGTATGTTTGGCGTTTCGCCTAAAAAGTAGTAAAGGTATGTAATTAATAAATATTGCTCTTTAAATGTTTTCCCTAGTCTCTTTTGCTTTTCAGCAAATATCTTTTGTAGTGTCATGATAAGCCTTTTTCTTTCTGTATTCTTCGTTTGCGCGTTCTACGATTGGCCGCTTGTAGTCTTCGTACTTTTGGCCGTACAGATTAAACCAGTCGTCCTCCTCACCATAAAGCACATGTACGTAATTTGTTTTAGGGTTGTTATAGTCTTTTATTTCAAATACTGTATCTGGATTGTTCCAAACTGTTAGAGCTTGCCTTGCCGCATCCTCGTATATACCGTATCCCTCTATAGGCCATCCGATATTATCAACAGCAACTTTTCCACACTTAGGACAAATATAAGCCATCTTGTAATATCTAGGCTTGCATGCGTCCCACTGTACACATCTATTCTTTTTGAGCCAGGGAATAACACCGCAACATTTTTTAGGTTCGGATGCTGCTGCGATTGGCTTGATAACAGATTCTTCGGTTTTAGTAACAATTTTTTCGGCTTTGGTAGCAGTTTCTTCGGTTTCGATAACCGATTCTGTTATTTTTCTCTCTTCACTCTGCTGCAAGTAATCAAATATACTTATTTGTCCTTCGCATACGTAAAAATCAAATTTTTTCATGTTCATAGCCTCTAAATTAAAAACATAATAGTTCTCCACTCTAAAACTATTGCTTTATTCTCTAGTTTGCAGTTTATAGACACATATACTTTCTCAGGATCACCTAAAAACCTATTTACAAACTCTCCTGCTGCATCTACTGGCAGCCATAACATAAATTTGTCATAGTGCCCGCCTTTTTCCTCTAAAAATTGTTCAATTTCATCTATTTTTTCTCTCATTTTATAAAATTCCCTTGTCCCCATGCTTAATTATGCTTTTAAGCTGTTATATTACTAATGTATTAGTCTATTCAATGGACACTCTTTGCACTTGGCGATTAATTCTCTTCGCTGTTCCTCTTTGTTGTAATACAATGAATATTTACAGTAGCCAACACATATTTCGCTTGCTAAATCATACATGAATTCTTGAAGTGTGGGCTTTGTGGGCTCTTTTTTCTTGGTAAAATGGGCGATTTCTTTGTTTTTCTCTTTTGTGTTCACAACTCTACTCATCTTCGTTTTCATCCTCGCTATTGAACCAGTGCAATTTTGAGCCACAATGACAACAGTATGGTTCTTCCCAGTCTTTATCATCTAGCTCGTATTGCCAGCCACATTCAGGACATTCGCCTGTGTCGTATACAATTTGCCCATCCCACATTCCGTCACCACTTAAAATGACCTGCTTTTCTTCTATGCTGCTTTCTCTATTGCTGTCGTGTCGCATCAACCAAGCTCCAAAAGCAGCTGATGTTAATACGTCTACAACATGTGGATAACTCTGCCATTGATTTAATTCTGAATCGGTATAACTGCCATATACTTTTTTACTCATTTTTACCACCCACACCTGCTATCTAAATTAACTATTTTCCCCTCTGGGCTGTTAATTAAAGCCCAGTGTGTAACGTCAGGTTGTCCTATTCCGTTTGCGTACCATTTACCATCCTCATATACACCAATTGCTATAGGGTCTTGTTCGTCACCATCCCAACATAAAACGGTATCTGATACATGGTATATAACACCGTCCTCATCTTTTTCTTCGTGCATATCTGGTGTTTTTTCTTTGACGCTTATCCATTCAATCATTTTCTCCTCCTAATGCTGCACTAATTTATAAAA